ACACATCTGGCATATGCAAATCCAGCGGGGAGATTGCCTATGACATATCTGGCTGTGCTACCCTAGAACGCAGTACCTGTACACAGATCGACCAGCAAGCCAGCAGACCGGTCGCTCAACCTGTACGCCTTTCCCGGCCCGATGGCCCTGGACGAAGTCCAAAGGGCCACTCGGTCCGGCAGCAAGACCCTCAAGCACTAGCGAGTCCGCCTCTCCCGACTCGCTGCGTCGGCCAGCCCCACGTTCCAGTGGGTCCCGGTGCAGGACGTGTTACGCAAGACAGGCGCCGGTTCGGGGATGGCCTTTGGACTTCGTCCAGGCCACCCCGCCCGGCCGTTAGGGTTTGGACATGCTCCTCGCACAGGCCGGCTACACGGGCGCCTACGTGCTGATCTTCGGCGCCATCGTCGCGGTCATCGCGTTTTGCGTCGGCCGGTACTGGAGCTAGAACGCGAAAGGCCCCCCACCGATGGACGGTGAGGGGCCTTTGGGCGCGTCTGGAGGGAACGGTTAGTGCTGCCAGTTCCTGTGCGCGTAGAGCGCGAGGGCTGCCCACCAGATGAGGATGAGGGCTACGGGGATCACGACCAGATGCTCCGGTCCCACTGACCGGCCATCGCGTACTGACCGGCACGGCACGCGCGACCCTCCGCGGGCGTCATGCCGCGGGCGGGCGGGATGTAGTCGCTCACCGCGCACGCGGTCAGCGCGAGCAGATCGAGCGCGCTCATGATCCGACCTCCAGCAGCATCGCGCCCAGGTAGATGACGGTTCCCCAGCAGAGCAGCAGCCAAGCGAGCATGAGGAGGAGGAAGGCGCGCATCAGACGACGCTCCAGTTGCCGCACGTGTTTCCGTTCACGTCGCGCACCACGCCGACCTCTTGGAACACGCCACCGCGACGCGTGTCGATCCGATCGGCGAGCTTGCGCAGCGCGTCGGCGACATCTCCGCCGGTCTGCATCTCGGCGTTGCCAAGCCGAATCGTCAGCTCGAACACTTCGGTACCGTCAGACATTCGATTCCCTCCAGGGATCGTGAGTAGAGAAGCCGGACGCGGGCTGCAACCCGTATGCGTCTGGCACCAGCGAAGCCCGCTCATCGGCGGGCTTCGCGCTGCTATGTGGGGTGAGGCGTCCTACCGGCGCAATCTCAAGACCCCGTCCAGCTCCTCGCCCGTGTGATCACGTAGGTGCAGGGGCTTCGGGAGGTGCTCGGGTGGGGTCATCGGGTAACCGTGGGCACGCCCCGTGCCGCCCAGTACTCGCGCTCGGACACCTCCGCCCGAACGGTTCCAAGCAGGTTGTAGAAGCCGGCAACGACGTGGTTCCACAGGTCCTGCCGGTTCTCCCGGCCCGACCTGTTCATGCTCAGCCCCGTTCCCCAGATCGCGTCCTCGAACCCGGTCACCGGATCGCGGACGATCGTGCCGACGTACTCCGTCTGCTCGATGTCCTCGAAGTCCCCCGCGGAAAGGTACCCGTCCGGATCGTCGTGGATCTCGATGACAACGCCATCGCTCAGCGTCACGACATCGTCGCCCGCCATGAATGCTTCGTAGTCCTGCTCTGAGATGTTCATGGTGGGGACGTTAGCCACAACTGACATGAGTGTCAAGTGTGCATGTAGGCGCGGCATGGGTGGGCGCGTTCGGGGTTGGGAGGCGTTGCCGCTTTCTCACGCGCTCGGCTCGATCCCCTGCGCTTGTGATACTTGCCGACCTCAACCATTGCGCGTGCATCTACCGTGTGCACAGTCCCGCCGACTGTGACAAAGCCCAGGCCACGACTGTCATTCGTGTCCCCGTGCTGCGCATACGGCAGCAGCAGCACGCATGATCACGGCCGATCAGGGCAGCCGCCCGGCCGGCGACATCGGGTGAGACCGGGGGGACCGGGGTGGGGGCAGCGATGAGGGGGGCGGGCTAAATCTAATGACTCCCCCACCCCTGAAACCAAACCACCCCTCATGAGGCTTGACACATCTGACATGTGCCTGTACAACTTGCTCCATGAGCGACTTGAAGCCTCCCCCGACGGTGCTGGATGTCCTCCGGCAGACCCGCGAGCTGTTGTCCTCGCCGAGCCGATGGACGAAGGAGACGTTCGCGAGGGATGCTCGCGGGAATGAGGTGAGCGAGGTCGACCCGAGCGCGTGTCGCTGGTGCCTCATCGGGGCGATCGGCCGGGTTTCGCGTGACCTGGGGTTCGAGTACCTCACCTTCCGCAACCCGACGTGCGACATCCTGGACGCTTTTGCGCCGGTGGACGAGCGCGACCGGCCGCTCCCCCTCGCGTCGATCAACGACACCGGAGGCCGCAAGGCCGTCCTCGCCCTCCTGGACCGCGCCATCGAGGCCGAGTCGAAGGCGGCGGCATGAGCGGCTTCCGCGTCCCGCCCCGGACGGTGAAGCGCATCCGTGAGTTGCGCTACCTCGATGGCTTGTCGTGCCCGGCGGTCTCACGGATCGTGGGTGTGGGCGTCGGGACGGTGAACAACATCGCGCCGGGCAAGCCGGGGAAGGTGCCGAACCACCTGGTGCGCGAGGCGTTCCTCTCGTCGAACATGACGGCGACTCAGGTGGCGTGGTCGCTGGGCTGGATGTCGGGCCGGGAGAAGGCGGATGGGAGCCGCGTGAAGCGTGCGCTGGGCTTGTCGCCGGACGTGTCGGGCTCGACGGGGCGTAAGTCGTTCCGTCGGATGATCGACGCGGAGCAGGCCGAGTTGATCGCGGAGGCGTGCGGTGTCGCCGGCTGGTCGGTGCTGCCGGACGAGCAGGAGCTGGCGGCATGAACACTTCGCAGAAGGTGCGCCGAATGCGGCTGCTGTGCATGGTCCTGTGGCTGATTGCCGCTGCGATCAACACCGGTCACGCGGTCTTCGTCGGCGACTCGCTGACGTTCGGCGTTCTTGCCGTCTTCGATCTGGCGCTGGCCGCGCTGTTCGGAGCGATGGCATGAGCAAGGTTCGCCTGCGGGCCACGATCACCGTCGAGTACGAGGTGGACCCGAACGACTACGACGGGGCGCATCCGGAGTCGATCGCGCTGATCGACGAGGAGAACGTGGACCCGATCGAGTTCGTCATGGACCACTGCCCGAAGCTGATCGTCGAGGTGGTCGAGTGACCTCCCCTCGCTGTGACCGTTGCGGTTCCAGCCCCCTCGTGCGTTTCGGCCTCTCTCCGGCTCTGTGTGGGTCCTGCTGGGTGTTCTTGCGTCGTGAGGCACGCAAGGCCGGGAGCGTGCCCGCATGAGCGTCCTGGACCTGTTTGCTGGCCCCGGCGGCTGGGACGTTGCCGCCGAGCGGCTGGGAGTCAAGCCGGTCGGCCTGGAGTGGGACCAGGCGGCGTGCGACACGCGGCGCGCGGCCGGTCTGCGAACGATGCAGTGCGACATCGCCGCCGTCGACTTCGCGTCCGGCTGGCACGACATGCACGTCGATGGCTTGATCGCCTCGCCGCCGTGCCAGGGCTTCTCGATGGCGGGCAAGGGGAAGGGGCGTGCGGACACGGAGCAGATCATCGCCGCCGCCCACGAGCTTGCAATGGGCCACGACACCCGCGCCACCCGCGAGTGGGCCGACCCGCGCTCTCCGCTGGTGCTGGAGCCGATCCGGTGGGCGGCAGAGTTTCGCCCTCGGTGGATCGCGCTGGAGCAGGTCCCGGCCGTGCTGCCGCTGTGGTCGGAGTTCGCCCAGATCCTCGGGACGTGGGGCTACTCGACGAGCGTCGGTCTGCTGAACGCCGAGCAGCACGGGGTTCCGCAGACCCGGAAGCGCGCGATCCTCGTCGCCCACCGTGATCGCCAGGTGTCGCTGCCGACGCCGACGCACAGCCGCTACCACTCCCGGAGCCCGGAGCGCCTGGACGAGGGCGTGGAGAAGTGGGTGTCGATGGCGGAGGCGCTGGGATGGGACCCCGCGGGTGTTGACAACACCCGCGGGGTCCGTCGCACGCCGGGCGGTAACGAGTTCAGCGCGGACCGGCCGTCGTGGGGTGTGACGAGCAAGACCCGCTCGTGGTTCGTCGCCAACGCCAACGCCAACGCCACCCGGCGCCCGGTTGGCTCCCCGGCTCCGACGATCACCGCTGGGCATGACTCGGGGGACCGTCATTGGGCGTATGACCGACCGGCCACCACGGTCATCGGCTCGTTCTGCCCCGACGTGATCGCGGCTCCGGGGTATCGCACTAGGGGTGGCGTTTCTCGGCAGAACGCGCCGAGCTCGGTCCGCGTCACCGTCGAGGAGGCCGCGTGCCTCCAGTCCTTCCCGCCCGACCACCCGTGGCAGGGCAGCCGCACCAAGCAGTTCGAGCAGGTCGGGAACGCAATACCAGTCCTATTGGCGGAAGCCATTCTCCGGGAGGTAGCGGTCTAATGCCGCGCTACCAGAAGTTCAAGATCGCTGGCAAAACGGTGCAGGCGCACCGTGTGATCTACGAATCCACCCAAGGACCCATTCCGGGTGGTTGGCACGTCCATCACATCGATGGCGACTCGCTCAACAACTCGCCGTCGAACCTCCAGGCGCTCCCCCCCGGCGAGCACTCTCGCATCCATAACGACAGGCACCCCCGAACCAAGGAGTGCGAGGTTTGTGGTGGGTCGTATGAGCCCGCGCCGACGAAGCGCAAACGGGCGAAGACCTGCTCGTACGACTGTGCCCGCGTGCTCATGTCGCGCGCCGCCATAAGGCGTGAGGCGGAGAAGCGGGAGGTGGCGTTGTGAGCGCGCAGGAGGCCATCCCCGTGGACGACTCCCCGCCCATCCCGCGGAACTGCGCGTGGTGCGGTTCGCCGGCCTTCGACACGCTGGAGGTGGAGCCCGCACGGTTCCGCAACCACAACGGCGTGCGCGTGGTGGCGAAGCCCGCCCGGCTGATGCCGGTGTGCGTGAAGCACTACAAGTCGATCGCCAGGCACCAGTGATGTGGCTGGCTCGTTTCGCCGGCCGTGAAGCCGTCCGGCGACTCGTCCGCGGCTTCCGTGCCCTGCGCGCCGACTGGTGCCTGGTCGGCGAGATGTACGACCAGATCAACCGGGAGCGCCGTCGCAATGGATGACGGCTACCTGCACAGCGATTCGCTGCTCGTGAAGCACCTCCTGGCCCGTATGACGCCGGAGCAGCGCGCACCCCTGCTCGCCGCCCAGCCGGAGGTCCAGGCGCTTCAGAAGGCACGGGACATGCTGTGGCTGCGGATCGGCATGTGCGGCAACGAGGGCAGCGAGGGCGACCTGCTGGACATCTACCGGGACGGGGACTCCTGATGCGTTTTGTCGGCATCGACCCTGCCGCCTCGAAGGGCATCGCGCTCGTCAGCATCGGTGAAGCCAAGTCGGCGATCGTCCACACCTCGCCGGTGTTCAAGGTCTCGGAGGCCCAGCGCCTCGTCGCCATCCGCCAGTGGGTGAACCACCACACGCCGAAGTCGTCGGTGTGCGTGCTCGTCGAGAAGCAGTTCCAGGGCAAGATCCTCCCCGCCATCGCCGCCGTGTGCGTCGAGGGCTCGCAGGCCGCGGCACCGGGGGCGGTGGTGCTGGAGATGATGCCCTCCTCGTGGCGCCTGGCGGTGTCCGGCTCGGGGCGGATGAGCAAGGAGCAGGCGATCCTCCTCGCCGCCGAGTACGGGGTGCCGGCGCAGGACGACCTCGCCGAAGCGCTCTGCATGGCGGTTGTTGCCAGGCGCAGGTGGCGTGAGGCGACGGACGGGTTCACATGAGCACCGAGCGCAGGAAGCGGGTGAACACGGACCGCAAGATGGCCTACGCCGCGCAGCTCGCCGCCGAGCAGTACGAGGCGGCCCTGAAGCGCTCAGAGCGGCGCGTGGCGGACCTGGAGGCGGCGATCCTCGCCCATCAGGAGGGCGTGCGGAACGACGACTGGGATGACCGGGCGTTGTGGGCGATGGTGCCCAGGCGGAGGAAGCGGACTTCCGCCTGAATCCAGCCTCGCTCGGGTGGAAGCCATCCGGCACAAGCTGAACCTCGACGTTCTGGAGGGGATGGCGCCGCAGGACCGGCGCAAGGCGCTTCGCCTGCTGCGGGAGCACTACGAGGGCCACAAGTCCAACCAACTCTGGCGTTTTGATCCGCTGGCCCCGATGGGGTCGGACATCCCGCACTTGAAGCAGCACGCATGGATGGCCGCACACGTCGCCGACATTCGCGTGTTTCTCGGTGGCAACCGCGCCGGCAAGACGACTGCCGGCGTGGTTGCAGACATCATCGACTGCTGTGACCCGGAGGCGATCCCGCCGCACCTGTTGCCGTACAAGCGGTGGCAGACGCCGATCCAGATGTACCTCGTGGCGGTCGATGCCCGCACGATGGAGACCGTCCAGCTTCCGAAGTTCCGGGAGTGGACCCCGTCCTCGCAGCTTGTCGGCAACGGCTTCGACAAGGCGTACGACAAGACGCTTCAGCGGCTGAACTTCAAGAACGGCTCGTGGGTGCAGTTCATGACGCAGCGGATGGAGGTGGATGCGTTCGCCGGCGCCTCGCTGCACCGCGTCCACTTCGACGAGGAGCCCGCCCACGAGCACGGCAAGAGCCTCTACACGGAGGCGGTGACCCGCCTGATCGACCACGGCGGCGACATGCTGATGACGCTCACGCCGCTGCTGGGGATGAGCTGGTTCTTCGATGACGTTTTTTTGCCGTGGGAGCGGGAGTTGGGTCCGCACGCCGAGCAGGGGTTCGGTCACCAGGAGGTCGAAGGAGGGTTCGTCAAGACGACCTACCTGACCAAGGTCGATATGGACGACAACCCGACGCTCGACCCGCGGGGCAAGGCGATGGCGCTCGCCGAGTACCACACGGAGGAGGAGCGCTCGGCACGCAAGTCGGGCAAGTTCGTGTCGTTCTCGGGGCTCGTGTACGACGGCTTCAACCGCGACCGGCATGTGATCCCCGACTCGGTGGCCCGCGAGGCGCTGCTGCCCGAGAACCTCCAGCGGCTGGCGGTGGGGATCGACCCCGGCTTCCGCCACAAGGCGGGCGTCGTGTGGGTGGCGCGCACCGAGAAGCAGCTCGTCGTCGTGTCGGAGCTGGGGCTGAAGGAGACGGTGATCAGCCAGGTCGCAAAGCGGATTCACATGCAGAACTCGGATCTGGAGTGCGCTCCGGCGATGTACCCCGGCGACCCCGCCTGCCTGAAGCGCGACCCGCAGACCGGCAAGTCCGACCAGCTCGCGTTCGTCGAGGCGGGCATCCCGATCTTCCCCGGCATCAACGACGTGCGGCCGGGGATCAACGTCATCCGTGGGCTGCTGGAGCGCGGGGAGCTGGTGATCGCCGCCTCCTGCACCGAACTGATCGAGGAGTTCACCCGCTACCGGTGGGTGCAGCCGAAGCGCAGCGAGCACGCGCCGCGGGACCAGCCAGTGAAGCGCGACGACCACCTCCTCGACGCCCTCCGGTACGCCACGATGAGCCTCCCCCGCCCCGACATCCCGAAGGCGGTCGACATGCGGCCGGCGGTGGAGCGGCTGATGGACGAGGAGATGCGGCTGATCGAGGCTCGTCGCCGCAGGTCCGACGCCATCGTGTGACTTCCCGGTCTCCGCACGATCCGCTGAATGCGACTTGCTGCCCGTACGCCTGTCCGCTGTTCGTCCTGCTTCTCCCAGAAGCCGGAGAGCGCGCACGTCGACTTCGAGTCCTCCTACGACGGCCCGCCGATCAGCGAGGCGCCGCGCGCACCGCATCTGGACTGGGTGGTGATCTGCGACGAGTGCATTGAGGCGGCGCACGCCCTGCTCCCGGCGCAGCATGAGGTCGTGGACAAGCTCCGCGCGCAGCTTCATGCCGCGGAGTCGGAGCGCGACGAGGTGTCGGCGTACGCGGATCGCCTGGAGGCCGCGATCACCGATAAGCCGGAGCGCAAGCAGCACACGTCTTCCGCGGAGCCGAAGCCCGCCCGCAAGCCCCGCTACCAGCCGAAGGGTTGAGCCATGCCCCGTCGCGACATCGTCAAGTTCCACGGCAAGGCTGACGCCACCGGCACCTCCCAGGTGCTCATCGCCGACAACCGCTCGCGGCTGCGGCTGACGATCACCAATCAGGACGGCACGAACTCGGTCTGGGCGAAGTGCGTGGGCACTGTCGCCGGTACGCCGGTCGCAGTAGCGGACGCGACGTGCTTCAAGATCACGCCGACGACGCCGCTGGTGCTGACCGACTACACGGGGCCGGTGGCGCTGATCGCTTCCCCCGCCCCCACGTCGGTCAACGTGCTGGAGGTCTAGGCCGTGGACCGGTTCCAGGTCACACCGGGGCTCGTCTCGTTCGAGGTCGACAGCGGCAAGTCGGTGACGGTGACGAACATCGGTTCGGCGACCGTCTACGGCTCGCCCGACGCGATGTTCCCGAACGTCGCCGCCGCTGCCTGGACGCTCGCGCCCGGTGCATCCCGTGTTGAGGATCAGGGTCCGGTGTGGGTGCGGACGGCGGATGGCACCTCGTCGGTGCTGACGCTGGAGTTCATCGCGTCGGGAACGGTGATCGACGTGGGGAGCGGTCTTCCCTCTTCGGGGGTAAGTGCGACAGCCCTTGCCGCCGCCGCCAAGCGTGCGGGTTCGCTGTTCCGTGGTCAGCCGGTCGTCGCAACGCGTGGCAACGGGGCGATAGCTTTCGGGGCGACCACGGGCACCACCGCCTCGGGGTCCTCGTCGGACGGGACCGCCCAGAAGATGATGGTCCGCCAGGTCCTCACGGCCACCAGCGACGCCATCGACCTGCGCCTGGTTCTCGGCAACTACGCCGCCTACTTCGCGGGCCTGAACGACATCACCGTGACCGCGGGCGTCGAGGTCGGGGGCAGCGTCCCGTTCACCTCGCAGTTCTCGGCACCGAACACCGGGGCCGATGTCTTCGGCGTCACGTTTGGTGGCAAGGCCGCCGTGGTGATTCCCGGCGGCGCGTCGAGCAAGCACGTGGTGTCGGACCCGGTTCCGCTGAGGATCACGAAGGGCCAGCGGTTCGCCGTGCGGCTGTTCGTCACCGTCGCGAACGCCGGGGAGAAGATCCCGCTCGCCCGCCAGGCGGCAGGCTTTGGCGTCGGCGACGGCGTCTACTACAACGACCTGGCCGTCGACCTCACGCAGGCCGTGACGAACTTCGGTACGCCGGGCGTGCTGGCGTGCTACGCCCCGGTGTGCATTCTCGGGACGCCGCTGGACGGGGTGTTCCCGATCGTCGTCGTGGCGGAGGGCGACTCCATCACGCAGGGGACGAGCGACCTGAACCAGGAGAACTACGGCTGGGTGGAACGGTGGCTCGCCGGGGCCGGCGTCGCGGTCATCAACTCCGGTCGCGGCGGCGGAACCGCTGCGGACATCGTGACTTCGCTGCCGCGCCAGCAGCAGTTCCCGCTCATCAGCGGCTGCTCGTCCATGGTCTGCGCCTACGGCCGCAACGACGTGTCCGGCGGCACCGCCCTCGCCACGATCCAGGCGAACCTCATCAAAACGTGGAAGTACGCCGCCGACCTCGGGATCAACGTCAAGCAGACGACGATCACCCCGCGGTCGCAGTCCACCGATGTCTTCATCACGGTTGCCAATCAGTCGCCGAACGCTCTCTCGCACGACGAGATCCGCATTCCGCTGAACGCATGGATCAGGGACGGCGCACCGATGCTCGCCGGGGTCGCCGTCGCCACCGGCTCAAGCGCCGGAGGCACGCTCCGCTCCGGTGCGACCGGCCACCCGCTGACCGGGTACATCGAGATCGCCGACCCGGTCGAGACGGCTCGCGACTCCGGGAAGTGGAAGACGGGCGCGGAGGGCACCTGCACCACCACCAGCGGCTCCCCGACCCTGACCGTAGTCACGGCCTCGTCGGGTACGTGGCAGGTCGGGCAGAAGATCGTCGGGACCGGCATCCCCGGCAGCACCTACGTCGGCAGCGTCGGGGCGGGCACGATCGGCCTCGTCAACTCGCTCGGCTCGGCCGCGAACGCCACCGCGACGGCGACCGGAATCGTCATCGGCGCACCGTTCACCGACGACGGCGTCCACCCCAACCGCTGGGGTCACGACCGCATCACCGCGTCGCTGCCGGCGGCCACGATTCTCACCTGACCGCTGTCCCCGTATGCGTGAGGTGGGGGTAACTGGTTACCACCCTCCGCGAGATCGTCTAGGCTCCGCTCATGGACTCCGACGAGCTCGCTGACCAACTTCCCCCGCAGGACATCGCCCGTCGCGCGATCGTCGCGCACCTCGTCATCAACACCGGCCTGTTCGACCGGATCTGCGCCGCCGGCCGCAAGCCGCCGCTCGGGCCCATGCCGTACCTGCCCGTGGCGCCGTCCTACAACTAGAAGGACCACACCGCTACCGGTCGAACACCGGCGCATGGCGATCCCGCCCGCCCTGCTGCGCGAGATGAACGACTGCCGCGACCGCTGGCGTCAGGCGGACGCGGACCGTGAGCGCCTCGTTGTCGCAGGATGGAAGGCCGGCGGCGGCATCCGCGAGATCGCGGTCGAGGTCGGCATGAGCCACGTCGGCGTCAGCCGCATGCTCAACCGCCTCGGCGTCCGCAAGCCGCTCACGCTGTCCGACGAGGACGCTCTCCGCGCCGCTCGCGAAGCACGCGGCGAACGCTGACCACGCCCGCTGGTTCCTAGCGTCCTGGTCCTAAGTACCCAGCGGACGCGTGACAAGCACCAGCGCGCCTAGCTGACTTCCGCCCGTTCCCATCGTGCGGGCGGTGAGCATCGCACCGTTCGTCCTGGCCGCGCTGATCCTGTTGGCTGCGCACTTTCGCGAGGGCCGTGCGGACCAGCGTGACGCCGCCCTGCTGGCCGCTCATGAGGCGGAGCGTATGGAGTGGCTGCGCGAGCGGCAGGAGTTGCTCACCCGCATCCAGGCGCCACACCTGATCCCGTCGCCGATCCCCCGGCAGGACATCGTCGAGACCGAGCCGCCCGAGGACGACGAGTGGGATCTCGTCGGAACCATCGCCCCCGGTGCTGACGCATGAGCGACCAGGCACCGGATACGAACGGCACCGGCAAGAGCACGCTCACCGTCGTCCGCGAGCGGCTGCGCCAGGCGAAGCGCGAGCGCCAGCAGTACGAGGCCGACTGGTTCCTGAACCTTGCGTTCTTCCAGGGCCGGCAGTGGGTGGCGTGGGACGGCAAGGGGATCTACGAGCCGCGGATCAACCGCGTCAAGGTCACCCTCAACCAGTTCCAGCCGATCATCCGCACCGAGGTCGCGAAGATGACCAAGGAGCGGCCCGGCTGGCAGGCCACACCTCGCCAGCCGTCGGAGGAGGCGGTCAACGATGCGGTCACCGGCTCGCGCCTGATCGACTGGGGCTACGACCACCTCGACTTCGGGACCGCTCGCCGCAACGGCGTGCAGTGGTCGCGCCTCTGCTCGGCGGGCTTCGTGAAGGTCGTGTGGAACCCGGACGCCACCGGCTCCGGCACCGACGTTCTCGTGGGCGCCGCGGGTGAGCCGATCGTCGACCCGTCCACTGGGCGTGTCGCGCGCCCCGGCCAGTTCCCCGAGATCGACGCGATCCCGGACGTGAAGGTGAAACGGATCGGCGAGGGCGACCTGGAGCTGATCGTCCGCGCCCCGTTCGACATCTACCCGGACCCGCTCGCCACGGGCATGAACGACCTGCGCTGGCTGATCGACGAGTCGGTCCGCGCCCCCGAGTACGTGAAGGACCGCTACGGCAAGACGGTCCAGCCCGACGCGCCGAGCCAGTCGGGCGTCGTCGAGTCGCGCACGCTCGCCTCCGCCGGCTCGTCGACCGGCGGCGCGATGCTCGGCGTGCGCGTCTACGAGATGTGGGAGAAGCCGTCTCCCTCGGTGCCCGACGGCCGGCACGTCGTGTGGTGCGACGGCGCGGTCCTCGCCGACGACCCGAACCCGTACGGGCGCATCCCCTACTTCATGTTCACCGGCATCGAGGTTCCGGGCCGGTTCTGGCCCGACTCGGTGGGCACACACCTCCGCAACCCGCAGGAGCGGATCAACAAGCTCGCCTCCCAGATCGCGGACAACGCCAGCAAGTTCGGCAACCCGTCACTGCTGATCGACGCGCTCGCAGACGTGAAGTACTTCGGCGTCCCCGGCGAGCAGATCATGTTCAACGGCACCACGCAGACGGCGGCGCCGACGTTCCTCCAGCCGCCGCAGATGCCGCCGTACGTGCTCCAGCTCCAGGACACGTTCAACCAGGCGCTCCGCGACATCTCCGGCCAGTACGAGGTCTCCAACGGCACGGTCCCAGCCGGCGTCACCGCGGCGTCGGCGATCTCGCTGCTCCAGCAGCAGGACGCGACTCGCCTCGGCCCGGACATCGAGGCGATGGAGGAGACGATCGGCGAGATCGGTCAGTTCGTCCTGGAGCAGATGGCGAAGCGGTACAGCACCGAGCGGATCGTCGTGATCGCCGGTGAGGATGGTGTCATCGACATCGACAGCTTCCGCGCCTCCGCGGCCTTCAACGTGCCGGACGTGCGCGTGCGCCCGTTCTCCACCTTCCCGCGCAGCATCGCCGCCCGTCAGGCCGCGATCCGCGACACGCTGAACATGCTCCTCCAGTACGGCGTGCCGCTCTCCGGCGCCGCCATCGCCCGCGCACTGCGGGACATGGAGGTCGGCGCGGTCGAGGACATCGTGGAGTCGTACACGGCCGACCAGCAGCAGATCGCCCGCGAGCACGCGGACTTCCTGCGTGGCGGCCAGTTGATCGGCAACCCGATCGTCGACAACCACCCGGTCCACATCGACAACCACAAGGATCTGGCGAAGTCCGCCCGGTTCAAGGCGCTCGACGGCGAGAAGCAGCAGCTCCTCATGCAGCACATCATGTGGCACGAGAGCCAGATCGCGCCCGCGCCGATGATGCCCGGCGCGCCTCCCGGCGCCATCGCTCCCGGCGGCCCTTCTTCGCCGGTCCCGACGGCTCCGTCCGGCAACCCGATTGCTCCCGCGGACAGCGCCGCGCCACCGCAGTAGAGCTACTTCCCGGCGGTCACAGACTGCCGAACATGCTCACTCCCGAGACGCTACACGCGCTCGACCAGGCGCTCACCGCCGTCATCCACGAGGCGGGCCACGACCCTGAGTACGAGGGTCTGGTCCACGCTCTGACCGCCGCGAAGGACGCGATGCCGGACTCGCCGGCCGACCAGGCGGAGGACGCCGCGCCGGAGCACGGGGCCGCCGCGTTCCAGGACGCCAAGTCCAAGATGATCGCCGCGCGCAAGGGCTAAGACATGCCCGAAGACTTCACCCAGGGGAACGACGTACAGCCCGACCAGGGCCAGGGCGCCGACCTCTCGCAGTCCCAGGTACAGCCCGAGGGCCAGGGCCAGGGGGACTCCACGACCGGTCTGTACGACCTGTCATCTGTCCCGGAGCAGTACCGCTCGGAGGTCGAGCGGATTGCCAAGGACATCGACCGCAACGCCCAGGCCAAGTTCCGCGAGGCTGCCGACTATCGCAAGCAGTGGCAGCCGTTCGAGGAGTTGGGACTGACCGATCAGAACCCGGAGTCGATCCGGCAGATGATCGAGCTGTCACAGCTTCTCGGCGACGAGTCGACCGCGCAGGATGCGGTGCTCGCACTCGCGAAGCATGTGGGCCTGGAGGTGGACGGGCTGGACCCGGAGCCGGAAGCTGAACCCGACCCGACCGCGGATCTCCGCAGCCAGGTCGAGCAGCTCGCCGCCGCCGAGTCCGAGCGCCAGCAGGCAGCGGCACAGCAGGCGGAGATGGATCGCCTGCAAGGCGAGTGGGACGAGATCGTGCAGGAGCACGGCCCGTTCACGGATGACCAGCAGGAGCTGATCATCGAACTCGCCTCCCGGTTCGACAGCGAGGCGGAGCCCCTCAAGGCGGCGCACAAGCTGTTCAACCAGATCGCCGGTCACGCGGAGCAGGGCTTGGTCAGGTCCAAGTCCGGCGAACCCGCAGCCGCCGAGCCCGCTGGACGCGCCTCCACCGCGGTCGCCCCGCCCGAGACGTTCGACGAAGCCAAGCGGCTGATGATCGAGCGTCGTTCCCAGATGAACGCTGCCTAGGAGGCCGTCATGGCTACCGCAAACACCACCAACTTCGGCTCGCTGCTGAAGGAGCTGTACACGCTCCCGCCCGTCCGGGCGCTGAACGACAAGTCCTTCCTTCACGACAAGCTCGTGAAGGAGCAGGCCACCCTCGACCACTCGGGCAAGTACGCCACGTTCCCCGTGACGCTCGGCCGCAACCTCGGCCGTGGCTCCCGCGGCGACGGCGGCATCCTCCCGACGGCCGGCAACGAGACGATCGTCTCCGCGCAGGTCCCGATCAAGCGCGTGTACTACGCGCTGGAGTGGACGGAGGCCATCGAGGTCGCCTCGAAGAACACCGAGGGCGCGTTCGAGAACGTCGTCGACATGAAGATGAAGAACGTCTCCATCGACATGGCGAAGGAGATCAACCGCCAGTTCTACAACTCGAACAAGGGCGTCCTCGGCGTCGCGGCCAGCTCCACCGGCCCGCTCGGGACCGTGGTCCTCGACTCGGTGCAGTACCTCCGCGTCGGCGACTCGCTCGACATCGTGGCGGTCGCGTCCGGTACGCCGGTCACGAACGGCACCTCGCGCGTCATCGCGTCGATCAACAAGACGACGAACACGGTGACGTTCACCGGCGCGACCAACATCACGGTCACGGCTGCGACGCACGGCGTGGTCCTCGCGGGCTCGTACGGCTTCGAGGTCGAGGGTCTCCGCCTGATCGGTGGCGTCCAGCGCACCCTGCACAACATCGACTCGACGGTCGCCGGCCAGGAGGAGTGGGACGGCAACGTCCTCGACGCCTCCGGTGGCACGGGTACCGCGACGATCGCGGGCGAGTCGCTGTTCGAGCAGCTCCTGGATCAGGTCGGCGCCCGCGGGCGTGGCGACCTGGACACGTTCATCACCACGCGCGGCATCCGCCGTCGCCTGGCGGACGAGTTCGCGTCCCAGCGGCGCTACCTGGACAACAAGGCGCAGCAGCTCCACCTCGGCTACACGATGATCGAGGTCGCGGGCCGCGAGTGCGTCATCGACGACGACTGCCCGAAGAAGTTCGTGTTCGGCATGAAGCGCGACTCGCTGAAGGTCATGCAGGGCATCGCGCCCGGCTGGCTGGAGACCTCCGCCGGTGGCGGGGCGCGGATCGAGCTGAAGGACGACACGACCGCGGGTCAGAAGGTCGCCGCCTTCCAGGCGTGGTACCGCTACCACCTCGCCCTGGAGTGCAGCGATCCGGGCGTCACCGGCCAGATCACCAACTGCGCCGACGAGGCCAACTAGCCACCTGAATGAGCCCGCCCCTCCAAAGGGCGGGCTCACTCTGAAAGGAGGCCGTCATGGCCGTCAGCTTCAACCGTCTCACCAAGCGCGCATCGGGTTCCAGGTACATCATCGCCGGGGATCTGACGCTCGACAACTCCTACCCGACCGGTGGCTACGCTGTCACCCCGGCACTGTTCGGGCATCGGAACTCGGTCACGTCGATCGACACCACGGTCACGGCCGGCGGCTACACGCTGCTGTTCGTGCCGTCGACCTCGAAGGTCAAGGCGTTCCGCGTCGGTGCGATCAACTCGCCGCTCGCGGAAGTGCCGAACGCCACCGACCTGTCCGCGGAGGTCGCGCGGCTTCACGTCACGGGCAAGTAGTCATGGAGATCGCCCCCGCCCACGTCGATGACGTGCGCCTCGGCCGCGACGGCCGGCGCTACCTCGTCACCGCGGAGGCGGGGTCGATCGCCGCCCGCTTGCAGGAGATCGACCCGCGCGTGTACGTGGAGTTCCACGAGCCGCCCGCGGGTCACGAGGCGAACCCGTACTACTCGATCTGCCTGCGGGTGGACGAGCACAAGTCGGATCTCATCTTCCGCACGTCCAGCCTCGACGGCCGGGTGGTGGAGCGGATGCGGATGCTGAACTTCAACCTGCGCCACGGCATCAGCGAGGCGGACCGCATGGAGGCGGAGGACGAGGCGCGCCGCAAGGAGAACGAGTACCAGCGCAGCCAGGAGATCCGCGAGAACGCCTACCCGCTGATGCGCGCGATCCAGAAGTCGATCCTCGGCGTGAACCCGCGGATCTACATGCACCGCTCGAAGGCGGAGCAGCGGGCGGGCTAGATGGCGCTGACGTTCACCCAGCTCACCGACGAGGTGATGTTCAACGCCTTCGAGGGGACGGGCTTCACGACCCGCGCCCAGCGGTTCCTGAATGAGGCCGTCAACGAGGTCGGGCGTCGTGTCGGCTTCCTGCTGAAGACGTTCGAGGTCGCCCCGTTCGACGCGACCGGCACCGTGACGTTGTCGCAGCCGTTCTTTCGCTTCGACGAGGTGTGGCTGGCTACCGGCCCGGCCGCGACGACGAGCGTTGCGCTGACCACCCAGGCGACACGCCGACTGCCGCCGGTCATGCAGGACTCGGGCGCGACGAACATCATCCGCTCCGGTTCGCCGTCCGAGTACCAGGCGCAGTACGCCCCCGGCGACCGCCCATCCGCGGGCCTGCGCGTGTTCCCGGCCGGGCAGACCGGGTTCGTCGGAGTTGTCGGCCGCGCTCTCCCCCCCGTGATGGTCGCCCCCGGCGACTTCTCGGGGCTGGGTGGCGAGTGGGATGACGCGCTGGTGTGCTTCGCCCGCTCCCGCTGCTTCCGCACCGAGGACGACTTCCAGGCCGCCCAGGTGTGGATGGCCGAGTTCGATCAGCATGTCCGCACGCTGGCAAAGGCGCGCACCCCCTCGACGGATAGCCCGATCATCACGCCGGGCGACGACTGGACGGGAACCCCGACTAGCGGCGGCGCCTGATGCGCCCCACACCGTTCTACAACGGCGGCCTCGTCGGTGGTCTGAACACGCGCGAGGCTGCCTACGACGTGGAGCAGAACCAGGCACGCGACCTGTTGAACGTACTCGGCACCACGCACGGCGCGATCCGCAAGCGCGAGGGCTGCGCGACCCTGGCAACCACCGCTGCGCCGTTCCTGTCGCTGCTGCCAGTGGAGGTCACGGCGACCCGCTACCTGATCGGTCAGGGCGGCTCCGCGTTCTACTCGGTGGACGCCGCGGGAGTGGTCACGACGATCACGGGTGCGACGGTCCCGACGGCCGGCGCGCGCTGGTCGCACATCCAGGCGCAGACCGTCGGTGGACAGGGGCCGGTGTTCTTGTCGAACGGTGTCGACACGCCGCAGTACTGGTCGGGCTCGGGCGCGCTCGCCAACTGGACGGCATCCTCCGGGACTTTGCCGAACGGCAAGTTCCTGAAGACGATGAACAACCGCATCTGGGCCGCGGGCATGTCGTCGTTCTCGACGCCTGACCCCGGCTCGACGCTGGCGTTCTCGGCGATCGGTGACCCGCGAACCTGGCCCGCCGCGAACGTGGTGGAGTTCGACCCGAACGACGGCGACCAGATCACCGGCCTCGGCTCGGTTGGCCCGTACCTGCTGGTGTTCAAGCGCCGGAAGGTGTTCATCGTCTACGACCTGGACACGGGCGCGAACCGCCGCCTGTCGGACAACACCGGCTGCTGCGCGTCCAGGACGATCGTCGAGACGCCGGGCGGCACGTTCTTCCTGACGCTGGACCGCGGCGTCTACGTGACGGACGGCTCCCACCTGACGCTGGTGTCGGACATCATCCGCCCAACGCTGGAGAGCGTCGTCGCCGACCAGCGCGCGAACGCCGCCGCCGCATTCTTCAACAACCACTACTACCTGTCGGTGGCGATCGGGACCGGGTCCACGGCGCCGAACACGACGCTCGACTACGACACCACGCTCCAGTCGTGGTGGAAACACGACTTCGCCGCCAACCAGTTCGCGGTGTGGGCGCCGGCCGACGCACAGCGTCTGTACGCAGCGCCACCCGCGTCGCGGGTTCACACATGCCTGGTGCCCGGCTTGTTCACGGATGCGGGCGCGGGCTATGCGGCGTACTGGACGGGCGCCTGGCAGTCCCCCTCCTACTTCCGTCGGCGGATCATCCAGAGCCCCGACTATCGCAAGCGTCTTCGCGGCGTGCGATTCGACGGCTCGGGCAAGTTGAGCCTGAGCTTGGCGAAGGACTTCTCCGGCTCGCCAACCTTGGTCAAGTCGTTCGACTTCACGGGCGTCGGCACGACGTTCGGACAGTCCGGCACGACTTTCGGCGGAGCAGGCTTGTTCGGTGGCGTTCAGGGCGTGCGACAGGGTCGTGCGTTCTCGATGGGAACCGCTCGGGCGTTCAGCCTCCAGTGGGGTAGCGATGCTGCCTCCACGGTCGGCTGGGAGCTGGAGAACTACGTGCTGCTCATGGCAGACAGGAGCGACTGATGGGACTTTCAACTCAGCCTCTCCCCACTCTCGGTGGGGATAACGGCGTCGAGGACCCGAAGATCCGGGGCCTACTGAACGAGCTTCAGGGCATCGTCAACAGCAACATCGACCTCATCAACCTATCGACGGCTGCGACATCCGCTCTCGACGCGCGAACAACGGCCCGCGGGAAATCAATCATCCCAGCGGTCGAGAACCGCGCCAGCGCCGCGTACGGGACCCTGGCGACCCCGGACACCGTCACCGTCACCCTGCCCACGAGTGGTCTCATTTTCGTCGCCTTCCAGGGAACCTGGCTTTCGACCGTTGGTGGCGCCGGGAGCGCAGCCATCTTCATCGGTGCAAACCAACTGAAGCTATCCAACGGTGGGACTGCGCCCGCTGTGAACAGCGCGAGTACCCACCCAACACCCAACGTAACCACGTCGCTGTCGTCCATCTCCACAGGGCTCTCCGCAACCGCGGGCAGCGTCTACACGGGAGATGTCACGACGGGTCAGGCTATCGGTGTGGTGGATGACTATGGCGGACCCTGCACGATCTTTGCAGCCGCGGGGACGTATGCCGTGTCGATCCAGTTCAAGGCATCGTCCGGCACGGTTTCCGTCTCCGATCGCAAGCTGTGGGTCTGGACGATGGGCTTCTAGTGCGCCTCCCCGCGCTTCCCGTTCACGACCCCTTGTCGACGCTGAACTTCGAGACGATCCAGAAGCTCCTCGGCAGTACGCTGTCGGCCGCTACGCCGGGCACTTCCACGCCGAAGTTCGCGTGCGGGATCTCGTCGGTCGTGTTCACGGCATCCGACACGAGCGCCACCGCCAGCGTCGCGCACGGACTCGGGGTGACGCCACAGATCGCGCTCACCACCGCCACCGACTGGAACCACAAGATCGCCGCTTTCAACCTCGGCGCCTCGACGTTCGATGTGAAGGGCAAGTACGACACGAGCATCACTGGCACGGCGACCTTCTACTGGCTGGCGATCGGGTAGTTCCCGGCCGACCCAGCATACGTCCGTGGCAACGAAGCCGAAGAAGCCGACGATCAATCCGGCAAACCTGGCCGGTGCGAGGCTGTCGCTCTCCCCCGCGTTCCTGAAGCTCGCCGGCAAGACCCCCAACTCTGGGCTTGCCGGAAGCCGTCTTCAGAACTCTCCGGCGTTCATGGCGCTTGCCCAGCAACAGGCGGCACAGGCCGCTGCGCCCCAAGCGGCAGGCGGAGGCAGCGTCAACGGCGACATCTCCACTGCCGACCCTCGCGACTCGACGTTCGGCGCCGGTCTTGCCGGTCTGCTCGGGCAGATCCAGGCGCAGCGCACGGCGATCCAGGGCGCCGACCAGCTCGACCAGCAGCAGTACGGCGAGAACCAGAAGACCCTCGCCGCCAACCGTGCGACATCGCTGGACAACACGGCGACGAACGCGAACCGTGAGGGCCTGTTCTACAGCGGCCAACTCGGTAAGCGGCAGGGCGACGTGAACGCGACCTATGACGCACAGGCCACGGGTGAGACGACGGCGCTCCAGCAGCGTCAACAGGCCCGCCAGTCGCAGCTTCAGCAGATCGGCCAGATCAGCGCCGACGCATCCTCGCCGTATGGCTACACGGCCACGGGCGATGCGGGCACGAGCTTCTACAACCTGCTCCGCGACGCCGCCGACCGGCGCGTGTCGCAGGGCTTCGCCGACACGCCCGCCTCGGTTCCGAATGTGGCATCGGGCGCGACCGCCGCTGGTGTCGGTCCGACGCCGACGATCGCGAAGCCCACGGGCGGCGTGAAGCTCCCCACCTACAAGCCGAGTACGCCGTCCGCCGCGAAGCCGAAGGTCGCCAAGCCGAAGGCGATCCACGGCTCCTCGACGGTGAACCTGAACCGCTTGCAGGGGTCGGCTCGCGGCGTCTCACTCGGAGGCCGCTAGATGCCCACCGCCCCCAAGGCCAGCCTCTCGTCCCGCGCCGCCCGCGACCCCGCCCTCCTGAAGCGCGTGCTCGCAAACCCGAACCTGCGCTACAAGCTCCCGTCATCGATGCTGTCGGTGGCTCAGCGTCGGGCGCGCACGAACGCCCAGGCGTCGAAGGCGAAGGCACAGACGACTGCGGCGCTCGCCGACCCGACCACCCCGCTCTCGGGCGTGAACCTGATCGGCGTGGCGAACCAGACGGTGAACGGCGCCTACGACCCCCAGGTGGCGGAGGCGGACCGGCAGACCAAGCAGGCGATCAGCCAGCGCGACAACTCGATCCGGCAGACCGGTGGGATCTACGACACGATCGCCAAGTACCAGACGGCGGCGCTGAACGCTCAGAACACGCAGCAGCAGTCGGGCGCACAGGCGACCGCGGGGATCACCACGGCGGCGCTCGGCCAGTTGACCGCCGCACAGGCGCAGCAGCAGGCCCAGGCGGCGAAGGACGCGCAGATCCGGGGTACCGGACTGGACGGTGGGGCGAACGCCCTGGCCGCCGACCGCGCGGCTTCGGCGTCGAACTCGGTGACGACGCGCGGGCAGATCGCCGGTGACGCCCAGGCTGCGAACGCCCAGACGAACAACGCGGTGCTCGGCGGGATCGGTGCCGCCACCCAGCAGCACCGCGGCGAGGTGCAGGACAACCTGCGCTCGTCGACCAAGAGCACGCTCGACAAGCTAGCTTCCGACCGTTCAAGCATCCTCGGCGCGAAGGGATCGGCGCTCGCGAAGGAGATCCTCGCGCTGCGCCAGCAGGCGACCGACGAGTACTACACCAGCGCCGGCCTCGGCCTGAAGGCGGCCACCGCCACCCAGGACTCGAAGGACAAGGCCGCGTCGCTGAAGCAGTCCTCGGAGGACAAGAAGGCCAGCCGCGACGCGCAGAACAAGAAGTGGGGCCGCACCCT